GGGACCGATCATCTTGCGCGAGCGAACTTGCTATTGTAGTACAAACCATATGTCACTATCCACAGACTACCTACTCCTTAACATTGGACACTCAACGCTCAAGTGGCATTTGGACCGAATCAAAAGCGGATCATTCACCATCGACCAAGTCGCTGTCTTCTATTGTCCCGATCCCAAGAAATCGGTTTACAAAACCGTTACCCGAGGTCTTGAGGAGCTTGTCAAAATGAAGCCCGAGAACTTGCCGATCCAACTGCGATGACCCAAACCGACTACGTCAAACACAGCGGTTTAACCAAAGGCAGGGTCTCACAACTTACCGCAGCAGGGATGCCGTTAACCTCCCCAGAAGAAGCTGACGCTTGGAGAGGATCGCGCAAAGGAATTGGCGGCAGACCATCGACCCTGCAACGGATGGTTGCTATCCAGCAGCAACCAGCACCAGAACTCGCAGGGGGACCATACAGACCTCCCGAAGCATCTGCCGCTATCAACGCTACTCTAGCAACAGAAGACTCCCCGCAGGGAGCGTATGAACGGCAGAAGAAGATCGAGCGAGCCGCTTATGATCTAGCAGTTGAAGCGTTGCAGTCTCGGTCCCTCGATGCTGGTCGAATGGTCTCGGTACACGCTACCGCAGCAAAGAATCTTATATCCAGTCGCGATGACGTACTGGCTCAATCCGAAAAGGAGCGAACGCTGGTCTCCGGTGCATGGGTAAAAAAGGCAATGCAGGAACACGATGGAGCAGTGTCGCAACTCCTTAAGTCGATGCCCAAACAGCTATCCGGTCGCATTGCTCCGCATGACCCTGAACACGCCGAGCGCGAGTTGGAGCGATGGGTCCAAGAAGTATGTCTCAAAACTCTGCATCAAACGGACCCGTGGAAATCTTAAACTGCCAGAAACCAGCCGGTATCGAATCGCTGCGGCAAAACAGAATCGCGATCAAAGCTATCGAGCGTCAGACTGGCTTAGAGTTCCTGTCGATATCAGACCAAGAGCCTTCCCGCATTGATGGCTTCATCTTCGATCCGTTCAAAGGAATCATAACTGGAATCTATGAGGTCAAAACTCGCAGTTATGGTCTCCACAAGCTACAGACCACATTTGGAAACGAATGGATGATCTCTTGGTCTAAGATCCAAGCGGCTCTTGAAGTCACCAGACGCACAAAGCTCCCGTTCTTTGGAGTGCTGCATTTGCTGGATGACAACATTGTTATGATGGTTGAGATCTTCAACCGCAATGCGTCTTGGGCTGCAAACCATAAGGTGGAAGACCGTCTGGTTAACGGAATCAAAGATCGCATGGCGTTAATCAATATGGCGACCGCTACGCAATATAAGATGAACCAATTATTCTGATGACAGACCTAGAGCTTGAAATCCTAGAGTTCAGACGACAGTTATGGCGACCGACTCCACGGCAATCTGTTGTCGAATGGGCTGAGACTAATCTGACTCTAAGTCAACGGCAGACCGAGCATCCCGGTCCCTTCTCTACGGCGGTCAGACCATATTGCAGAGAGCCGCTTGAGAGTTGGAAAGATCCTGCGGTCTCCGAGGTCACGTTGTGTTGGGGATCTCAGACCAGCAAAACGACGACGCTGATGGCCGGTCTGGCTTGGTCAATCGACGTAGAGCCATCTCCTGCGTTGTGGTTGATGCCGAGTGAGAACTTAGCGCGGTCTTTCTCCAAGTCTCGCTGGCTACCAATGCTGGAAGACTCACCGGCAATGATTGCGCGGTTCCCTACTGATAAAGACCAGATCACCAATCTTGAGCAGCAATTCGACCGCTGCACTCTTACTTTTGTGGGGAGCAACTCACCGGCAAATCTAGCTTCCCGTCCCGTCAGAATCCTAGTTGCAGATGAGGTGGACAAATTCGCTGATGCTACGGCTAAAGAGGCTGACGCTCTGGATCTTGCCGAGCAGCGACTCAAAGCGTTCTCCAGTTCCAAAGCGTTTTTCACTTCAACTCCCACAACCTCCGAGGGGCGGATCTGGCAGCGTTACCTACGAGGGGACCAGCGGAGGTATTACATCCCGTGTCCATATTGCCGAGAGCATATCAAGCTGGAGTGGCGACAAGTCACTTGGGAAAACGAGAAGCTTGAGGATGGACGACCCGACTGGCAACGCATACGTACTACCGCCCACTACGTCTGCCAACTCTGTCAGGGAAAGATAAGCGACAGCCAGAAAGTCGCAGGGTTACGGCATGGCAAGTGGATTTCAGAGAATAAAGCCAGCCTCCCGAGCGTAAGGTCTTACCACTTGTCGTCTTTGTACTCCCCAGATCGAAAGTGTACTTGGGGAAATCTTGCCGTCGCGTTCCTTGAAGCAAAATCCTCGATGATGGGGTTGCAGGGTTTTATTAACGGGATGTTGGCTGAACCGTGGGAAAATCAGGAGACTCAACAGGACAGAGTCGAGATTGTTTCTGATGCGGGAATCCCTGAAGCTAGACGCTACCTGACCGCTGACGTACAAGCTGCGGCTCCGTTCTTGTGGTGGGTCTGCCGCGAGTGGAGCAAAGGCAACTCTCGACTTGTTGGAGCCGGTCACGCTGATGATTTTGCCGCACTGCGTAGGATTCAACTCCAATACAACGTCCACGATATGGATGTTGGCGTTGATTCCGGTTACAACACTCAAGCGGTGTACGATGCTTGTGCGGAGTTCTCGCAGAGCAGTGGAAGCCCGATAAACTATCCCTGCGGTCTGCGGTATCCACCAGAGGGAGGTCTTAGAAAGCCAATGTTAATTGGCTGGTTGCCGATGAAAGGACGCGAGACCGGAGCCAGATTTACCAGCAAGACCGGCTCAATCCATCCCTTTGGAATTACAACGTCAACCTCGATGCGTACTGACGCTGTGCAACCGTTGTTGGTTTTTGATACCGAGCATATGCGGGAGGTGCTCCAGCGGCTCCGTAAGGGGGCCGAGACGCATCAATGGAGTGTTTGTAGCCTCCCTGCTCCGCTAGAAGCTGAAGGGGCTTTTGCGAGCGATTCTGATACCTATTGGAAGCATCTGGACAGCCATCTTCTCAAGCCAACGGCTAACCGCTCCGGTAGGATCAAACACTTGTGGTTTAAAAGAAACACTCGTTGGCCTGACCATTTGCACGACTGTGAAATCATGCAACTTGCTATGGTTATGTTGTGGGGAGACCTAACTTCCAGTACCTCGGAAAATTCTAGTGGTTGACAAACTTGCAGGTCTGTTGATAGTCCGCCCAAGTGTTCACATACACAGTAGCAACTAAGCGGAGTTACTTGCGTACGACCTACGCGAGCAAAGCCGCTTTGACATTGCTTGAGGCTTTAACGGCAAAGCTAACTGTTTCCGCTAACTCGATGGAGAGCGGGAATGTGGTCCGCAGCACTTCCAGTTCTGACGTTTCCGTTGAGTTCGCTGAACCCGGTAAGGGTACGGCAGCACCAATTGAGATGCTCCAAATGTGGGAGTCTCTGCTAACCGATTACGATTACGCTGTAACGCTTCTCTCTGGTGATGGGATCGCTAGTCCCACCGATCTCCAGATTTACAACAAGATGCTGACCGCCGTTCTGGTTTCAACCACTCGGTATTATGGGGATTTCACGCAATTCCGCCGTGAAGCCACAACCCGAATGAGCTAATGGGATTCCTTCAAAACATAGCGGACAAGCTGTTTCCTGCTCCCGTAAACAAATACGAAGGAGCGGGTCAGTCTTTGCGCCGTTCGTATTTAGACACTTCTTACACTTCCGCGCGGTTTGATGTTACCAGTTCGACTCGTCAAGCCATCGTTCGCAAGTCTCGCTTTTTTGAGCAAAACAACGCTGTTCTAAATAGGCTTGGCGACTTGTTTGAGAGCTACACTGTCGGCTCCAGCTTCTCCGTTCAACCAGCCTCCAGTGATTCTGCGTGGAATCTTAAGGCCAAGAAGTGGTTTGATGTTTGGAGCCGTTATCCTGATATCGGTTCTCGTCAGTCTTTCGGAACATTGATGGGTCAAGCCGCTCGTGGATGGTTCTATGATGGAGAATCGTTCTTGCTGCTAACCAAAGGCGACACCGGCAAACCTCGATTGCAGCTTATCGAAGCTCAATCCATTGCCACTCCGGTAGGGATGCAAGCAGATGAGACCGTGTTTGATGGTATCCGGTTTGATCCTCGCACCGGACGAGCCATATCCTATTTTATCGGAGCGGAAAAGACTCAGGGTAACCTGACTGATGTTCGCTCCATTCCTTCTGACTCGGTTGTCCATATCTACGAGCCGAATCGTCCCGGTCAACTTAGAGGTCTTCCGTTTGTCTCGGCGGTTATCAATGATTTGCACGATCTCGATGATCTGCAAAAGCTGGAGATGGAAGCTTGCAAGCTTGGTGCTTCTGTCGCTCAGATTGTTAAGACTGACGCTGGCGAAGTCCAAGCAAGCAATCTCCGCGCTGGTACTGCTGGAGCGAGCGTAAACACCGCTGAGAATTACTACGAACAGGTCTTTGGATCTGGCGTAAAGGTAATGAAAAACGGTGACAGTTTCGAGCAGTTCGCGACCGAGCGTCCCGGTGTCAATATGCGCGAGTACTGGCGACAACTGACTGAGAAAGTCTGTGCTGGCGTTGGTATCCCTTACGTTCTGGTTTACCCAGAGTCAATGCAGGGGACTGTTTATCGCGGTGCGCTAGATATGTCGTCTGTATGGTTCCGTTCTCGCCATCAAGTCATGGCATCAGCGGCGCGTCGTATTTACGAGTACGCGATGGAGTACGCGATCAAGAACGATCCTACGCTCAATGACGCTCCCTCGGATTGGTACGAAGTATCAATCACCGCTCCGCGCTCCCCGAATGTTGACGTTGGCCGTAATTCTGCGGCTCAATTGGCAGAACTAGAGGCTGGCGTTGTTACCTTTGACGAGGTTTACGGTGCGCGTGGTCTTGATTGGCGTTCTGCTTTAGAGTCAAAAGCCCAACAAGCTTTGTTTGTACGTCAACTTGCTGCGAAATACGGCGTTGATGTATCTGAGATTTCGGTGATTCAGAAAGAACGTCCCGCAACTAGTGTTGCAACTGCTATTGACATTGAAGGCGATCCTTCTGAATCTCCGTCTCCAGTTGCTCCGTCAGAAGGTGGGTCGCAACCTGTTGTTGTAGAGCAGGACGAGATTACCGCTACCGTCAAAAAGACTCGGAAACCAAAAGCCAAGAAAACCGAATGAGTTTTACCAAGAAGTCAGATTGGCTTTACTTCGCTCCGGCAAACGCTGCCGGTGATCCTGCTACCGTTCAGATCTTCGACCAGATTGGCGAAGACTGGTATGGCGGTTCCGGTCTATCTGCAAAACAGTTTTCCGATGTTCTCAACGAGATTGGCAATGGTCCGCTGCTCGTAGAGATCAACTCTCCCGGTGGTAATGTCTGGGACGGTCTCAGCATTTACAACCAGTTGCGCGGTCGCAAAGCTCCGGTGACAACTCGGGTTGTGGGAATTGCTGCTTCCATTGCGTCAATTATCGCTCTTGCCGGTGATCGCGTCGAGATGGCTGATGCCGCTCTGATGATGATCCACGATCCGTCAGGTATGGCTTCTGGTACTTCTGAGGATATGCGGAAAATGGCTGAAGCTTTGGATCAACACGCTCAAGTGTTGGTTGGAGTGTATGCTAAAAAGACCGGACGCTCCGCTGAGTCTATCCGCGCTGCGATGCGAGCCGAGACTTGGTTTACCACTCCTGAAGCTCTTGCTTTTGGCTTGGTGGACAAACCCATCAAGCAGTTGGCAATGGCCGCTAAATGGCACCCTCGCGCTGTCACCAAGACGGCTCCTGAGGCTGTCAAAAACAATCTCCGTCGAGGGTTAGAGCAATATGAGGAAGGTCTTGCTGGAGACGGTCTTGAACCCGCTACAGTAGCTGACGCTAAGTCGCTGATTTCTGGCGAAGCTCCTACCGCAGATAAGGTTGATAAAGCCTACAATTGGTGGGCGCGTAATGGCCGATTTCTTGAGGCTGAACCTAATACTCCTGCGGATGTAGCGGCAAACCTCTGGGGAGGTGCTGCTGGACGCGATTGGTTCAACGCTCTGTATGCTCAGATTGAGCGTCAAGAAGAGCAAGAAGACGAATCCCTAGACGACAAGCTTTCTGCTAATAGCAACACAGCTAACAGCAAAAATGGCGTGGACTCCACGCCGCAACCAACACAACAACCCGACACAAATATGTCCGATTCCACTACTGTGACGGCTGCGGCTGCTCCTGCCGCTTCCGTTGATCTCGCTACTATCATGGCAAAGCTTTCCGCTTTGGAGGCTTCCATTAAGTCGCCCACCGCCGCTCCCGCTCCTGATCCGGTTCGTCCCGTGATTCAGAACTTGGGCAACCCGCTGCTGGAGAAGCACAAGTCTCTCCGCGCTGGTGCAGAGCGTAAGAGTTTCCTCATTGAGAATCATGGTGAGTTGCTGCGCCAGTCCGCGATGATCGCTCCCCAGAATGCGAACACTTTCGCTGCTGGCTTGGTTGTCGATTATCTCGCTGATGCGGTTATCACTGTTGCTACCACTAAGCTCGCGATGATCGCTGGCTTTACGCGCAACGTTGGCTTAGATAACTTGCGTCCCCGCGCTACCGTTCAGGTCAAGAAGTTCACGACTGGTGATGCGACTGTTGATAACGCTACCAACTTTGAAGATGGTGCGGCTAACCAGTCCACGCTGGCTGCTACCTCGGTGACTGTTAATCAGATCACCAAGAGTTTTACCGTCACTCAGCAGGAGTTGAATCAGGGTTTTGCTATCAGTGACTTGGCTCAGGGTTCCGCTGAGATCTTCGCTCTTGGTATCTCCAAGAAGGTCACGGCTCAGATGACTGCAGCGTTGTTTGGTGCTGGTACTGTCATTGGTACTGCTGCGAACTTTGATTCTAGCGACCTTCCTGCGATCTTGGCTCTTGCCAAGAATTACCGACAGAAGTTGCTTCTGTTGGATGGTGGACACTTGGCCCGTTTGATGTTCTCCGGTCAGTTGACTGCTGCCGCTGGAACTAATCCGTTCCCTGATTCGCGTTATGGTCCGTTGAACAACGGCTATTTCGGCTTTGCGAACATCTTGGAGCAAAACGATTATACTGGTGCTATCGCTAACACTGCTGGCTTCGTTTGTGGTCAGGACGCTATCGCGATTGCGAGCGGCTTGCCGGTTGGAATGATCGCTGGCGAGTTCGTTGAGCAGCGCACTGTTGAGTTGAGCAATGGTCTGTCTGTGTTGCTCTCTGTGTGGTATTCTCGCTCTACCCGCGCTCATATGGCATCTTATGATATCATGTTTGGTGCGGCTGCTGCGGATACTACGCAAGCCGAAGTGTTGATCACCGCTTAATCCTAAGGATATGCGTATCGCAACCACCGTAGCAGTGGACAAGACCGGCAAAACTAAATTGCTGGCTGGTCCCGAAATTGATGCGACTCTCCAACGCACTAATTTCAACACTGTTTCTGTCCCTGAAGGAGGCAAGCTCATCTTGTGGGTACAAGGAGCCTTAGCACCGAAGATCCGTAAGGGTTAAACAACCAAAACTGGGGAGGCTGTTGGACACGCTGACAGCCTCCCCTTTAACCGAAAAACAATTTTATGGCCGTTCAAGCAGACATTTCAACCGAGTACAGCATGGGTCGAGAAGGCTTCGCGCTGGTGACTACAACCGCCGCTCAGACCGGCAACTGGGCTGGCTTGATTCCGGTTGAGCCTACGGTGTTTACTAGCATCACTGGATTTGGAATATCCGGCACTTGGACCTCCAAGACCATTCCTGCTGGCTTCCCGCTGGTGGGAAATATAACTGGATTCCAGATTTTATCCGGTAGCGTTGTGGCTTTCCTCGCTCGCAGCTAATGATCTCAATCGGCATAGCACTGAATCGGTTGTTTGCCGGTCAAGCCGGTGGCACTGATGCGCCGGTGCTACGTCGAGATGTTCTGCAAGAGGACGATTTCTTTGTGCTGCAAGAAGACGGCACCGGAAAGATCGTCATCACCTTTGGCACTTTCGACTCTCTGTTGCGTGAAGACGCTGGTTTTCTGCAACAGGAAGACCTCTTTAAACTCGCAATCCAATCCAACTGACCTATGGCAGACTCAAAGATTACAGCACTAACAGCCTTAACGGCTGCTGATCCAGTCAACGATATGTTTCCGGTGGTCGATGTCTCAGATACGTCGATGGCGGCAAGTGGCACGACAAAGAAGATCAGCGTAAACAACATCCTCGGAGCATCCGGCACCGCCACCCTCGCCTCCGCCACAATCACCGGCGATCTGACGGCTGCTCGTTTGATTGTTACTGGTGGAACGATTCCTACGAACGGTCTGTGGTTGGCGACGACCAACACGCTTGAGTTTGCCGCGAACAGTCTCGCTCAATACCGCATTGCCCCGCTTGGCGTATTTAATTGGTACGACGGCGCAGGCGGCACTCGAATGACCCTCAACTCTACGGGGTTGGGGATTGGTGGTGCACCTTCGTATAAATTTCAAGTTTATGGATCATCTCCGGAGCTAGTGGTTTATGACTCAGGTGCAAACGGAACACGTTTATACGCTAAAGCAACTAACACCGCTATTTTCATTGGTGGAACATACTCTTCTTCCGCTGTTCCAATCAATTTTACATTGAATGGTGGCACTAATACAGTAATGACCCTCGATGCGTCGGGAAATTTGCTGGTGGGGACGACGAATTCTTCTTTTGGATCCGCTGTCGGTCTTCGCACCGGCGACAGTGCTGGCCGACTCGAACTCGGTTCCGCAAACTCGACCGATGCAAACATTGGTTTCGATATGTATTCGACCGGAGCCGCTGCATATCGTTTTTATGTCGGTTACGGAGGCACCGTGTACGCAACCAACACGACCATCTCGGCCATTTCCGATGCTCGACTGAAGGAGAATGTTCAAGACCTCGACGTTGGTCTGGGTGCGATTTTAGCACTCAAGCCGCGCAAGTTCGACTGGAAGGAAGGCAAAGGTAAAAACATCAAGGGCGACAGGGGTTTCATCGCGCAGGAGTTTGAGCAGGTGTTCCCGCAGCTTGTGGACGAGTGGAAAGACCCTGCTCCCGAAGGCGAAGCTCCCTACAAGTCCGTTCGACAAGACCTCATTCCGGTGTTGGTAAAGGCCATCCAAGAACTCACCGCCCGCGTCCAAACCCTCGAAGCCCGCTAATTTATGACCATCCTCTGGATCATCGAACGCCTTCTCGTTAAGCCGACCGAAGGCTCACTCACCGATGTCGTCATCACCGCCGATTGGCGTTGCAACGGCACTCAGGATCAATACAGCGGCACTTGCTACGGCTCCTGCTCGTTCGCTCCGCCGTCTGGTGAGTTCACGCCTTACGACCAACTGAGCGAAGCACAGGTCTTGAACTGGTGCTACGAGAACGGTGTCGATAAGACCGCTATCGAAGCGAACGTGACGCAGCAGATCAACGATCAGATCAATCCGCCGGTGGTGACGCTGCCGTTGCCGTGGAATCCAGTTGTGGAGATCGTTGCTGTGGCTGAAGTTCCCGTCGCCTAATATGGAAATCACCGTAAAACTCACTCAAGAACAAGCCAACGGTTTGCTGCAACTCATCGACATTGCAGTCAAAGCTGGAGGCATTCAAAACGCCAAAGTTGCTTTGCCGCTTGTCGATCTAATCGTCAACGCTGCTCAACCTAAGTCCGAGTAATGCAAACCGACACTAACAACAGCAGCGGAGTTGGGATTTCTCTAGCGACCGCTGCCGCTGCTGGTGCGGTCTCATTCCTTCCTCAGCTAACTCAGTGGTTCCAACTTGGAGCCGCTGTTTTAGCCTTTATTGCAGCATCAATCGGTCTGTATAAAACCTTCAAAAAATGAACTGGAAAACTACTCTTGCCGGTGTTGGCGCAATCCTCGTCGCTGTTGGCGGTGCGCTTAAAGCATTGTTTGATGGTGACCCTGCGACCAACATTGATCTTGCTGCGACTATTGCCGCTGTGACCATTGGCTTTGGTTTGATCGCTGCCAAAGACGCTGACAAAAAGCCCGAGTGAATTTCATCGAACAGATCGTCACTGCTTTGCTCAAGTGGCTGACTGGTTTTGTTCAAACACCTCCCACCGTTGAAGACGCAAAACGAGATCCAGACCTCAAAAAGAAGTTGCTGGATCGTATTGCTGACTCTAATCGCTAGTTGCGGCTGTGGGTCTCGCGTGGTTATGGTGCCTCACGGTGAGCCGGTAAGGCTCGCTGAGAGCGTCAAAGCTAAGGTATGGGTCAAAGGAGCAGACGGTGTTTCTGTTCGCTCCAGCAACCGCATAACGCTTCCCGAAGGTTGGTACGCATTGCCTAAAGATTGATATGTCACAACAAGTCATCAATGTCGGATCAACCGCAAACGACAACAACGGTGATACGTTGCGCGGGTCTTGGATTAAAGCGAACGACAACTTTACGGAGTTGTATGCTGCACTCCCTCTGGTTTCTCCAACAACGTGGACTCCCGCTCTCACAGATTCCGGTGGTGGTCGCACGTTTGCGTTTACTACTAACACGGCTCGCCATACTTCTATTGGTTTTGTCAGCACGTTTACTGTTGATCTGACGATCAACTCTGTGGCTGGTAGTGCTACCGGCAACCTTCGATTGACTCTTCCTGATCCGGTATTGTACGAAGCAGCGTTTGCCGTCTGGCTTGATAACGGGACCAATCAAGCCAAGACCGCTGTGATCGCTAGAGCTATCAATGGAACTAGCTATTGCGAGCTTTCGCATTTTGAGAATGGAGACGCATTTACTCTTGCTGATCACCTACAAGCAACCTCCCGACTCATTGTCAGTGGCACTTACTTCACTTCGTGAATCTAATCGCAACCAGTCTCCAGTTGGGGATGTCTGTGCTACAGAGCGCGATGGGAAACCCGTCGTTTCTTTGGCAGGGAGTGCTGGTGCGCTGTCTTCCTGCTGCGATCACTGACGCTAACTCGGTTATCTCCGGTGGGTTCCAAGACAACGTCCAAGCGCGAGTCTTGGTCAAGTTTTCCGACTGGCGTTTGGCTGACTCAACCCTCGTAACCGTTGACGCTGCGGTCTGGTCTTGTGACGTTGGAGCTAACGCTGACCGGCTCCTGCAAGAGAGCGGAAGCTTTCTACTGCAAGAGAACACTGACCGATTGCTTCTGAGTTTCGGCAAAATGATTCCGGTGGTGGGAAGGCTTCTCACTTACGACGGTCGCCAGATGCGGATTGTGTCCGCAAAACGTGATGGATCTGGAGCTTATTACGCGCTTGAACTTGGCTCTAAAACCAAATGACTCCAACCGTTACAGTCGATACGTCGAGATTTGACGCTGCTTGGAAGGAGTATCTCCCGAAGACCAAGCGGTCTCTGGCTGATGCGGTCAACGCTCGCACGTTTTTCTTGATGCTGCGGCTCTACTGCTTGTTGCCTCCAAAGTCTCCACAAGCGGCTCGCAACAAGATTCTGGACTACTTCAACAGACCTGTTGGAGCGGATCGCTTTGACAAAAAGACCGGCAAGCGAGTGGGTAAATCTCGACAGTTGCGAGTGGTCCACTTGATCGCTCAAGCCAAGAACGCTAAAGAGGGAAAACCCGGTCTCTACGGTGCAGATATGCGAAAGGCTGCTGGAGCTTTACGCCGTCGCGCTGCTGGTTCTGTTGGATACCTCAAGTCATGCGTGACTAAAGCCATAAAAAAGCTGTCGCCATCCTTCCAACAGTTTGGCGGAACTCGACGCGCAAAGAAGGGATCTGCTGGTGTTAAGTCCGTAGCAGGAAACGCTGCGTTGATCAATCTTGCGAATCAATACGGTTTGCCGCAGGAGAATGTAGCGATGCACAAAGGCTCTTCAGCCTATGCGTACAACGCCAAAGCCGGATTTAACCCATCGAGTTATGTTCGCATGAACATTGGATTGGCCGACAATCAGGTTGGAACCGTTGAAGGAATCTACTCCAAAGCAATGCAACAAGCTTACAACGATGAAGCGCGTGAGCTTGAAAATCACATTGCCGCAGCACTGCAAGCCGCTTTTGATGGGTCTGAATCCAAAGGAATCACAGTTACATGAACGCTGTAGCCCTACGCACTGAACGCGCTCTAGTTGACTGGTTGGCCGCTGAAGATTGGTCAGCGTCTCCGCTTGGGACTCCAACTTGTCTCACCAGCTACGGTCACGGTGCGTTTGCAGATCCAGATTTGGAGGACCAGATGCCGAGCTTTCCGCGCATTGTTGTCCGCGCATCGACTGCGGTTCCGGTGCATCCCCTAGACCGCACTTGCGAGGTAGACATTACCGCTACGCTTCAGTTGTCCGCAGACGATACCTCGGAGGCTCAAGCTCTAGCGATTGTGCAAATCTTTGAGAATCTCCTGCAATACCTCTACGTTGACGGCAACATTGCTGAGTTAGACGCGCTCGACACCGATCCCTCGGGAGGCTTCAACGCGCAATTCGCAGTTCCAGTTGACTTTGGCATCAACGACATAAGCGAAAGAGCTAGAACTTTTTCGCGATCCATGACAATTTTCGCAGCAGCAAACACGATTTAACAACCCACAAACATGGCACAATCTAAAGGTCTAGCCCTAGTCTACGGATCTAAGGGGACGATTCAGCTTTTTAATCAAACCGGAGTATCCCCCGGAACTGCTCTTAGTGGCGCAATTAGCACCATCGAAAGCTATGATGTAACGCATGAAGCGGACGTTGAGCAGATTAAGAATTCTGCCGGTGATGTTATCGCTCAAATTGCAGCTAATGAGCGCATTTCTCTTAGCGTTACGTTTATTCCTAGCAGCGCGACTAGTGCTGCAATCGCTTTGACTGGTGCGTCTTTGCCTAACGTGAATGGTTACGCTACCATTTCTGGTGCTGACGCTACAACTTACGGAGGAGTTTCTATTAATGGTAATTACGTTTATTCCGGCGGTGGAAGCGTCAAATTTACTTCTAGCGGCAAAGCTATGGTTACCGTCAATTTGACCAAGTATCCTTCTATGGCTGGTGATGCGACGGTTTACACTCTGTAATCGTGTCAGAACTTGCAAAGATACTCGCAGAAAGCGGACCTCCAGCACCAGTAGTGCTTGGGGTTCGACTTGTCCCATATACCGTGGGTCATGCGATATTGTTGCAAAGACTGCGGTCTCCTTATGTGTTAGGTGGTGAGATTAGTTCCAATGATCTAGCGGAGGCTGTGCTTGTTTGCTCACAGTCTCCTCTAGAGTCCATTAGATCAATCAAATCATTCTGGAGGGATTTGTTTCTCTGGTTGTGGTCGAAGAGGATTCAGCGGATGAATCTGATGGTGGAGTCCGACAAGTTCCAGTTGTGGCTCAAAGAGCAATCAACCGCTCCCGAAGTGCTGATGGAGGCTGGAAGCAAATCAAAACGTCCCGCAATGCCGTGGACCGAGCGAGTGCTTGTAGGTTGTCTCAATATCGGAATTGGACCAGACGATGCCGTCAGGATGCCTCTTGGTGACGCAGAAAGGCTGATTCTAGCTCACGCAGAGATGATGGGTCAGGTTCAGTTGTGGGACGACCAAAGCGAAGCCATTTGGCAAAACCAACAAGATAACTGATATGGGTATTCTCTCGATGTTGGTAAAGCTTGGGATTGATTCCACTCAATTTGAGATGGGCGTTAAACGCGCTCAAAGCATTGGTGAAAAGTTTGGAAACAGTTTTAAGAATGCTGTCACAAGCAGACTTACTGGTGCGTTGTCTATTGCTGCTGTTACCGGATTTGCTCATTCAGTTGCAGAAGCCGCTGATCGAGTTGGTGAACTTGCTGAACAGTTGAACATTTCAACTGATGACGTTCAAAAATTTCAAATGGCAGCAAATCTCTACGGAGTTAAATTTGAGGCTGTAGCCTCTGCCATTACTAGAATCAATGACGCAAGAACCGCTGCAATCTCAAACGATGGACCTCAAAGAGCAGCTTTTGAGAAGCTTGGCCTAAGCGTTCAAAACCTTTCAGACAGATCACTTGGAAGCGAGCAAGTGCTTATTGCTCTTGGAGAAAAGTTAAACGCAAACCGAAACAACGCTGAGATGATGGCAGCGGCTGCGGATTTGCTTGGCTTAAAGCTTACAAAAGCAGCAATGGCAGCGGGAACAATCAAAGACTTAGGTCCAATTGATATGTTTAACGCTGAAGACATTAAGAACATTGAGAAATTCAACGATCAAATGGATTTGTTGATTAAGAAAACTCAAGTTCAATCTGTCTCTGCAACAAAAGCGTCTTACAATATCGCAAAACTTGCGTTTGATTTATTCAATCTAACAAATCTGGGTCAAGCAACAGCATTTCTTTCCAAACTTAGAGTAGCTCCTGCATCCTCACTATTGGCCGCAGATAAATTCCTATCTCAAAGCGGTCCTTTAGATGCAACCAAAGACGGCAAAAAGGCGGATGATAAGTTTGTTCCTCCTGAAATGGTTTCAGCGAGAATCCAGTCAGAAAAGTTTTCTTTCAGAGGCTCTCAAGATTCACTTACTCGCATTGGCGGATTTACTGGATTTCAAAGCGGACAAGATCGAATGGTCATGCAAGCACTTGAGCAAACCATTCAGCTTAAGCTTATAGCAAAAAGCTCAGAGAAAACGGCTCAAGTAATCTCAAGAGACTAATATGGGAACAATAAAAACCAGCAACCAATTTCTTTCAGATGTAGAATTAGGATACATTGAAATATCTCGCGAATACAGCGGAGGTGATGGCACTGGTAGGCAAATAACCTATCGCTATCGCGGAAGCAAAGACGCTTTGCGGAATGCTTCTGTTAGTTGGGTTCTAGCTGGCGGTAAGTATCAGATAACAGAGAACGGACCTTATTCGGAGGCAACTGTAATATACTCTGGCACAAATTTTGATACAAACAATCCTACTGCTCCACCTCCTGCTAATGAAGAGGAGCCAAGCACTAGATACGAGTTCAGGACTGAGTACGTTGACTCTTCTTTGTTTGAATTGCCTACAGTAAGAGCAGAGGCAAAGCGTTACACTCAAACAATCAGCGGTAAAACTGAAGCTGACTATTTTAGTTCAATCAAAAACGCTGCGGATGATCCTGTTAACAACAAGCTTGAATTCAATGTTGAGCGTTTTCCAATAGGATTCCAAATCTTTCAGCTTCTCAGCAGAGGACAGACAAGCTTTCAGACTTCTCGCTGTTCTCTTACAAAAATCTCATCCTATTCAGCCCGTAACGGTTTACCGGCAACTCCTCCAATCATTTCTGCGATTTATAGCGGAACTGTTCTGGCAAACATAAATCTGTTTCCTAATTCAGTCAGAGCCGTAATGCCGAGACCGCCATCCAGAACTGAATTAACTCCTGATGGCACTGCATGGGCGTGGTTGAAGACAAACGATTCGACTTCGCTTACCATCAAGACCAACCAAGTAGAACGCAATGAGACTTGGACCTTTGCAGCTTGGCCGCTTTTGGTTTATCCTTACGACGTAGACCCAAGTTTACTCAGATAACCTAACCTAACACAACATGGCTGACGAAATCCAAATGACTGCTCGCTTGTACGCTTCCAAAGGTGGAGCGTTTCTTCCGAGCGTAACCTACACCAAGAGCGCGACGATGGCTGGAGTCGATATGGGTTCACAAACCCAATTGATTGGAACCACCGTTGAAGCTCTAGACGTTCCGGTTGATGTAGCTAGTCCTTACAAGCTACTAATCGCCAACTTGGACAATACCAACTATGTTGAGCTTGGCTTTGTCTCTGGAACTTACACGATGCGTATCCCTGCCGGAGAGACGCTACTGATGCCTTACGTTAGTGCGACGTTGTATCTCCTAGCGAATACCTCTGCCGTGACCATTCAAGCGACGTTCTGCGAGATTTAACCAACTGAATTATGGCAAACGAGATCGAAATGTCCGCTAGGTTGTACGCATCCAAAAATGGTGCATCAATCAACTCGCAGACTTTTACCACTACATCAAACATGACTGGAACCGACATGGGTCAAAATACCCAAGATATCGGTTCTGCTGCTGATGAATTGCTGGAGATTGCTGCCGATCTTTCTTTGCCGTACAAAGTGTTGATCAAGAACCTAGACTTGCAATATGCGGTCTATGTTGGTGTTTCTACTCCTTACCAGTTTCAAATTCCTGCTGGAGAGTTCATGCTTATTCCGCGAGTTGATGCTAACCTGTATCTGAAAGCAGTCACCAGCGGATCAAGCGTCAAAATCTTCTCTCAATTCTGCGAGATCTAATGGCTGTTACACTACCATC